AGGGTAACCTGACTAGCAGTAAAGACGGATTGCTCCATCACTGCTGTATTGGACTGAAATGTCCGAGCATCGTAAGCTACGCTATTGCCTACCAAAGGTGATACGTTCGGAAGATTCGAGCAGAGATTGTGTGGCCTCACCGCGTTGTGACTAGTTCGTCTTACACGAGACTTGGACTCTCTCTTTATTGAGTGAGTACTGGTCTGTGGCAGGATTCACTATGTCGACAATCTTAAAGTTTAACCTTAGATCTCCTAATCGAACGCCCTTATCGTAACAGACAGGTACGCGATCCCAGAAACTGGGAAGGTGGGAGGGTAACTAAGAGTTGTTGATGTAGAAGGATGGTCCCGATGTTCGGGAACGTTTGGATCATCTGATACTGCCACTGGCTTGCTAAAACCTCCTTAGAGGTAGAGCGAGAGTCAGATGGAGAGACAATGAGTTCTACGAACTCAGAGCTACGACCTGGCAATCATGTTGCTTTGGTAAGCAAATGGTATCGTTAAGCAGGGATCGATAAGACTTGCGAGACGACAAATCTGATCGTAAGATTAGAGGAAAGTCCTGGGTTATGCAAACTCCGCTTGTAGCTGAGTAGGCTTCGCCAGACATTAGGGTTGTGTTTCCGGAAATCTGAGCCCACGGAGGTGGTACTCTGGGGCCCTATGAAGGGACATAATTTTAATACTGGGAGGTCTGGCTCATCTATGAGACTACGGAAGTATATCTCGGGGGGGTCCATCCAGATATCACTAGTAGACATGGTCAACCAGGGAATCTAATCAATTGGGCTTCACAGCCTGCCTGCCGCCCGTGCACTCTCTCGCGAGTGTACGGAAACGGAAGGATAGCCCCCGCAAGGGGTGGTTTAAATAACTTAATAATTATCATAACCATGTTACACTTTAACACTGAAAGGTTTAAAGATGCAACCGCTATTTGGCAATCGGCCGTAAAAAGTCGATCGCGATTGTCGGCGTGGCTTGTAAAAGCCATTCCGATGATCGTAGGATCAAATTCTCTGAGTTGGATTAAGGCTGGTTCTTCGTTCTCTAGGTTCGCGCATCGTATTTATGTTACCCAGGGGTCTCGTGGTTTAGCTTTATATCTTAAATCGGCAAACTTGCTCTTGATCAGAGCAACTGCTGGTAAGAGGTTAATGAACGCCAGAGACGCAGGGGTGGCGGTATCCTGTAATGCTAATGGATTGCCTCGATGTATTATTCCAATACACCGTGCCCGGATCCGTAATGGGGAAGTAGCGGTGATTCGCTTATGGTTAGGATTCTTTACCCTGTATAGGGTATTGGCCTTCCGTGGGAAATTATCGATTGCATCCGTTGTGGCTCCGGGAGTTGACATTTTTGACTTTATGTGTGAGTGGAAAGAATTCTGTAAAAAGGTCTTTCTGCCTATGCTTAAGAAAACTTTTTCAATTTATCCTTTGGAGACGAGATTGACCAAACTAGATCTTAACGGTCGAACTCGGTTCGATCGCGAAAAGTCTTATTGGTACTTTCCAGCTTTAGAGGGTACACGATTACCGATTCATACTTCGGGGCCTTCTAGCGGTCAGGGGGTCGGTGGGTCATCCATTATTGGTCATGGTTTAGACGTCTGGAATTGGGTTAATTCCATTCACTACTCTATGATACATGGAATGTGTCTGTTAACCGGAAACATCCATTTCCTTGATTCAGATGTATTCTCCCAAGCGAGGGATCTACAAAAGATTGTTCGGGAGGGGGGTGCTCCCTGGTTAAGGGTTGCGGTGCAAGATGGGACGGAAGGCTTACTCGGCTCCCTTTCCGTGAGGGAGGAACCCGGGAAGTTACGGATATTCGCCATGGTGGATTCTTTGACACAATGGGTTTTGTATCCTTTGCATAAGGCGTTGTTCTCTATGTTATCTAAGATACCTCAAGACGGAACGTTTGATCAAACGAAACCGGTTAAGGCTCTACTTAGTGATATGGAAAAACAGGGTCTAGAGCATGTGTGGTCGTATGACCTCTCTACGGCTACAGATAGAATTCCCCTCTTGTTACAAGAATATCTACTGGGGTTAGTAACGTCACCGGTGCTTTCGTACACTTGGGCAAAACTTCTTTGTGATCGACTATATAAGGTTCCCCGTATCTTAATGACTACTATTGGTAAGAAAGGCTGGAATGCCGATCCTCTGCTGAGAAAGTTCCCACCCGGGATGGTCCGTTATGAAGTTGGACAGCCTATGGGTGCTTATTCATCGTGGGCAATGCTGGCTTTTGTACACCATGCATTAGTACAATTCGCTGCTTACAGAGCAGGAATTAGGGGCTGGTTCACGTTGTATGCAGTACTTGGTGACGATGTCGTGATAGCCCATCGCGAGGTCGCTCATCAGTATGTACTTATTATGAAGGAAATAGGTGTCGGTATTGGATTTCACAAATCCGTTATCAGTAACAACCGGTCTCTTGAGTTTGCTAAGAGATATTTCTTTCGGGGTGTGGAGGTAACCCCTCTACCCTTGTTAGGGATTTCTACTGGCTGGCTTGGGGTCTCTATGGTACCAGAGGTAATCTCGGTAGTAGAGAGGCTAACTGGTCAGGTACTATCTAGCTTCCAGATTGGTAAGTTCCTTGGTGTGGGTTTCAAGGCGTGTTCTGGAGCAGATCACAATCTGCTTTGGAGACTGCCGAGACGCTTGCGTTCTGTGCTTATCTTGCTTTTACATCCAGGAGCTCCCCGTGGGGCTCCTGAGCTATGGTCTTGGTTACGGGCTAAATCCCTTCGGGGTCAAGCCCTAGTTGAGCCCAAATCGGTTGAGGGTCTGGGGAAATACCTCGTGCGGTGGGCAACGAAAGATCGTTTCCCTCGTCTTTTAAGACTCTTGGGTGAGAATCTTGAAAAGTTTGAACCTGGGCAGTCCTTTGAGACGGTCGAAATTTTTAATCGTTACCGTAAGTGGTTTGATCTCTATATTCGCCAACCGATGGCTCAGGACTTCATGGTCCAGCGAATGGGTGTAGAGCGGTTACTGCGTGGGATACAGCCTTTCTATTTGTCTTCTGACAAGGCGATTACCGAATTGTTAGAGGGCTTGGAAGAGTTCGAGCGAGAAATCGCCGCTATCCCAAGGCAGGTCCTTCGGCATAGATCGCAGCAAAATGCTGTGACTTCTGTTCCGTTGGTACCTAATTTGGTTTCGTGGTGGACTAAGCTTGGACCACACTTCCTGCGGGCTTCAGCAAAAAGTGTTCGGGTACGGAAATTTGTACAGAAAGGAATGGGTGCATCTCCTTTGCTGCGGACCAAGTAAATGTCCTGAAAGGTGAAGGAACTCCCGCAAGGGATCATGACAAGTGGGTTTAGGTCTAACCTAAAAGGACCCGGCCTGATGAGCTTACTGAGAGGTTCAACCATCTAGAGCATGTACAATGCCTTACACAAAGAAGGTGCTACGGCCTGTGGAAACCACGTAGCCTGGAGCTGAGCGAAGTCTATTAACTCAGTAATAAAGAAAAGAGACCCGTCAATACTCACCCATCTAAGGTATCCAATTGGTATCCGAAAATGACTCTATCCAGCATCATTGCATGGACAGGGGGCCCGCGAATGGAAGAACTCCATTCTCAGATGGACTGACAATCTAGTTTGATCCACGGCTCTGACCCTCTCGGACCCGGTGTCTCCCAGATACCGCTAACGAGTTGGTTATCCAACAAGTTGAAACAGCATCTTAAGCTACAC